CCATCCGCGCCGTCCTTCGCTGCAAAACAACCAACGCAACCGCAACAGAGTTGTTTTTAGACGGATCAGCCACACGCCTCACCATCCCATCGGGCAAGGTGATGAGCGGCATCATCAACATAACTGGCGTAAAATCGGACGGCGCTACGGTTGCTCATTACATCCGCCGCTTTTCGGTCAAGAACGTGGCAGGGACTTCCAGTGCGGTCTACACCGCCGAAACAATCGGCACTGATGTCGCGGCAGGCACTTCGATTACATTTAACAACCCTGACACCAACGATGCCCTGTCGATTTCCGTAACTGGAATCGCATCGGAAACATGGCGCTGGGTCGCCAGCGTGGACGCCGTAGAGGTCGCTTTCGGAACATAGACAATATGGAACCAAACCAAATGATTACAGTCGGCCTTGTGCCGAGCCAGCAACTCGTCAGTTTGCTTACGGATGACGAAGGCAACTGGCGCGATGTGCCAGAGGGCCAGACCGTGGTGCCGCTGGTTAAAATCCCGAAGCCCGAACAAGGCGCGTGGGAGCCGAATGTTGTCTGGTTTGCTGATCGCGTCGAACGTCAGTGGGTTGCGGGAACGCCTGCGCCTGCGCCGACAATCACCGCCGAACAAGCCGTCAGCAAATACTTCTCGCCCTACCAGACGCTCGCCCTTCAGCGTTTTGAGATGGCCTTGCTCCAAGCGGGCAAACCCCTCGGCCCGAAGATGACCGCCGCGAAGCAGTGGCTGGAAGGCGTGATGCTTTCATGGGCCGCAGCCCCGACACCCGCACCAGCGGAGTCTTTCGGCCAGCCGCAGGCGACATTTGCGGAGGCGAGTGCGGAGGCTGTGGCTGACCTCGCCGGGTAGGCTTTGACACCCCTGCGGGGGCATGAACTACCTCGTTGCGCGACTCAAAGAGAAGTCCACTTATTCGGGCCTGTTGGCCCTGCTTTCTGCCCTCGGTCTGGCCGTTGATCCCGAACAGTTTTCGGCCATTGCCGCCGCCGTGATGGCTTTGGTGGGCGTCTTCGAGGTCTTTCGCCGGGAGTCCAAATAGTGCGCGCCTTCATCTTGGCGCTGGCCGCGCTGGCCCTCACGGGCTGCGCGGGGACCAAGTTCAACCTTGGCTACGACTTCAACGCGAAAAAGTTTTTTGCCGAGATCGAGCAGCCGTTAAGCGGCTACAAAAAGTGAGCCCGCTCAAATGGTTCAGTCACTTATTCGCGGGCTTGCGAAATGGCCCACCGTCGATCTCGCCGAACTCCTCCTCGCCATCAAAACCATCCTCGATAAGCGAGCCAAAGAAGCCGAGCGCGCCAGCAAAAAGCGCCCCAAGCACAAAGGCGAAAAGCCCTAAGTTTTACCCGGAAAAACTGCTCAACACGCCGAACGTGTCGCAGGGCAGGCGCATCAAGCCACGGGCTATCGTCCTACACCACACGAGCGGCACCTACGCTGGCTCTGTCGCATGGTGCATGAACCCGGCGAGCAGGGTCAGCTATCACTGCATCGTGGCAAAAGACGGCAGGCGCTCTACGCTTGCCGATCCCGACGAAAGAACATGGCACGCTGGGCGCAGCGAATGGCGCGGCAAGCGCGACTTGAATAGTTGGAGCATCGGCGCGGCTTTTGAAGGCGACACCTACAAGCGCCCGTTAAGCGAGGACGAGATGGCGTCAATGGCCGAATACCTTGAGCCGTTAATGAGGCGCTATCGGCTCACGCTGGATGACGTTACCGACCACCGCACCGTTTCGCCGGGGCGCAAAGACGATTTGAATCCGACGGAATTTGCGCGCTTCAAAGCATACCTTGGAAAGCGATTAACATGAAAGGAGGACAACCATGCACCGATCTACCGACAGCGGCCTTGTCTATGGCCCGTATGGCGGCGTTGGCTACGTCGAGCGGCACAAGCCGAATCGTCCTGCGGGACGGCTCTGCCTGTGGCGTTTGTTCAGACGTTTGCTGACGCTGATGGCCTAACTTTGGCGGGGTGCCGTAGAGAGCACCGTATGGTGTATCGAGTCGCGGCCCGATGCGGGTTCAATGCCCGACCCCGCCCCAAGGTTCCCGAAATTCATTTCGGAAAGCTGCGTTGTGTAAACCAAAACGGCTTTGAGTATCCACAACGTGTCGATGCCTTAAACACGGCTTAGACAACGTGTCGAAATTTCAGCGGGACGCAATCCAAAGAAATCCAAGGTTGGCCCCCGAATAGCCAAGGAAAATTGCGGCCATCGGCCAGTTTTTTTCCAAGGCAAAGCCCGCGCTGGTAGCGACATAGCACAAGGTGCAGATGAGCAAGGGCCAGAAGGTCATCGGTCTGCCCGGTGTCGGCCTATGCTGATCTTTCCGTTGCAAAAGTTTTTTGCGGCCCAGCGCGCAACGACAGACACGATGCGCTCGTGGTCGCGGATATGCGTTTCGTCCACGCATGGCATGGTCACATGGGCAATCTCGTGGGCAACAATGCCAAGCAAGTTCCCCGCAATAGCGGAGGGATGAAGAAACACTATGCGCTTTTTGAAATGGGCCATGCCTTCACACAATTCCTTGTCCGGGGGGCGCTGGATTTTGACCGTCCACCACACGCCATCGACCTTGAAGCGCATTGAGGGCGGGCGTTTCTTTTGCCTGCGTTGGCTCGTGGCGCGCTTTTTCATCGCGGCTTGTAGTGCGGAGTCGCCCGCGAAAAACTGCCCACGCTAACGCGAAATTTCTGAACCTCACATCGTCCAGCCGCTACGGCATCGGCGAGCAGGCGGGCCGTCGTTGGCCGCGTCTTGCCGAGCTTGTCGGCCAACGTCTTCGTGGTGAACCAGCCGGGCGGCACAACGTCCGTCACGGCGGGAGCCGCGAGGGCCGCACACCACGCGGCGAGATCGGGATCGAGGGAGGGGGGCAAATTGCCGCCCCCCTTTGTGGTTGAGAGCCGCGACTTCATAGCGGGAGCCTGTAATGGGGGGAAAGCGTGACGAGGTTAACCGTGCAGGCGTTGTCGCAGTATTCGCCATAGGCGAAGCCATGAGCCCATCCCAACGTGGCGCGGCGAGATTTTGCATACCCGACATTCAGATCAACGCCGCAGCCGATGTTGTAACCGACAACGGGGCGCTGCGTGCGTCCTGCTTCCATCGCTACGCGGTGCGTGTGTCCAAAAACACAATTCATTCCAAGGGTCTCAGCGTGATCTCTTGCCGCCGACTGCGAGAAGATGACGCCATGCAAAAACAAAGTGTCGCCAAGCTGAGTGCAGGCGCTCGGACGCAATCCATCGTAGGGAACCAGCTTCGCTTTCATTTCCCGCGCAGCGTCTTCAACCCGACCAAGGACTTGCCCAGCGGCGTAGCTGACTACCGCGTTGCCGCTATGCGCGAGGCCGCAAAGCCTGTCCTCGTGATTGCCGAAATGAATCGTGGTCGGCTCAAGCTCTCGTAGGAACGACAGCCCCGCGAGAAGATCGTCGGCCATACTTTCAGCGTGGTCAGGATCGTCAGAGTCGCGTCTTGCGCCCGCCCGGAGCGCGGCCATATCTACAAAATCCCCGAGGTGCAGGACGGTCTGCGGGGCGTAAGCCTTTCGGAAGGCGAGCATTGCCTTCGTCGCTCGCGGATCGGCAAGATGCCCGTGAGTGCAACTCACCGCCATCCATCGTTTCCAGCGTCTTGTTACTGCCGCCACAAAGGGCGGCGGGAGTGTCAAAACCTATGACAAATAGTAACCCAAAAGTAACCACTTCCCCATCGGCTCAATCCGTTACGCCGATTTCAGTTTCTACTGTCCGCGACGGACTCAAAATCCGTTTCCCGCAAGGGAGTGTGGGTTCGACCCCCTCCGCCGGTATTATTTAACCCCCTGTAAATCAGGGGGTTAAGTTTTTAGGAGGGCGGAAAGTAACCACATTGAAACCACTTTGTCGCGGCGGGTCTTTCGACGTAATCGAGGTAATGCGCTCGCACGGTTCCTTCTGAATTGCCCATCTCCAAGGCAACTTGCCCGACACTTTTCGTCACGGCGCAGCGGTAGGAGCCGTAACCATGCCGCAGCCCGTTTTTGACCCACTTGACCCCTTTTCGCTTTACGCGCTTTGCCAAGTTGTCGATCCGCACATCCTGCGGGCAAACGTGATCGTCGGGGGCAAAGTCCTTTGCCTTGCGGAACCAAGTCATCAGCGCGGGATGGATCGGCACAAGCCTGCGGCGTCCCGTGTTCTTCGCGTTCTCCGGTAGAACCTCAAGCAACTTCTTGCCGAGTTTCACTTCGCGCCACATCAACCTTTCCGCCTCGCAAGTCCGCAGCCCCGCTAACCCGCAAACGGCCAGCGGCAGACGCCATTCCGGGGCAACGGCGGCAAGCAAGGCGCGGAACTCGGCGGGGGAATAAATGGCAGGACGCTTTTTCGGGACGGGCAAGGCATGGGTGCGCTGCGGGGCGGTCA